GGCGATGGAAGTTGAGGCAGATACGCGAGCTGGAGTACAACTCCGCGATGCGGGCGTTGTCCACCACCATCGGGGAGTAGAACTTGTGCAGCGGCGAGTCCACCGTGATGTTTGGCCATACACCGTACAGCCGCAGGTCGATGCCGTTCCAGTCCACAGCTTCGAGGAACGCCTGACGCTCGCCCCAGCCGGTGCCGACCAGTAGGACGTCGCAGACATCAGACTCCACTTCGGGGACCGGCCGGTGAATAGCCGGGTCGTACGCCGGGGCCAGCAGATGCCAGTTGTTCGCCATGGCGCTGAATCGATCGTTGGTGAACACCGTGATGTCCACCTTGCCGCCGACGTGGCTCAGGTCCACCCATTGCGCCTGCGGCTCGTCGTCGTACGGCGACTCGGTGAGGATGACGGCGGCCGGAATACCTACCCGTCCCAGCAGCCACAGCGAAATCGGGTGCACGTTGAGCCCGCTGACGATGATGACCAAATCGGCGTCGTGGTACAGCGCCTCGTTCAGGATGCACTCGCTGGCCTGACGCGACATCACCTCCATCGGGATACCCTCTGGCAGGGCCTTGCGGTGGTACTCGAACCTCGCGCGCATCGAGTAGTCGCGGATGTCGTGCCCCTGACGCTCAAGGGCAGACCGATAGCCTCGGGACACATCCCAAATCGAGATCTCCGCTGACGGTTGCACGTAAAGAATCTTCATTGTCTGCTCCATGCCCGGTGTGCCCGGTCCAGCTAGTCGGTGTCGCCTTCCTCGGCGGGTCTGCCAAGGTCAGCCATTTCTCGCTCGGTCGGCTTGTGGGGTGCCTCCGCACAGCCGATGCAGTTTCCGTCCTTGTCTACGTCCTTGGTCCACACTGCCCGGTGACAGGTCGAACAGGCAGTCGCCACAGGAGTCTGAGCCGGAGTCGGGGGGACGATCTTCATCTAGGCTCCTACCTTCATCGCGTCGAGCCCGAACTGATACCAAGCTCCGACGCTGATACGCGGGTCCGTCCATCTGTTGATGGGGCCGGTCACCAAGAATCCATGGTCCGCCAACAGCTTCGTCAGCGTAACCTCATCGTACATCCACTTGTGACGGCTCTCCTGAACCGTCGAGTAGAGGAATAGCGCGCAAACCTCGTTCAGGTCGTGGCAGTCGTGCCACGTACCGTACGGGAACTCGAATCGAGCGTTCGACTGTGGGTCCAGAAACCGCTTCATGATTTCGCGGGTGTCGGGGACCACGATGCCGATACGCCCACCCGGCCTGATGACGCGCCAACACTCGTCGAGGAACTTGCAGGCGTCGTCCTGCTCCAGATGCTCCAAGAAGTGGCCTGCGAATATCTCATCCATGCTGCTATCCGGGTAAGGGATGGGCGGCACCGAGATCAGCAGATCGTAGAACGCGCTCGGGTCGTTGTCTACGTTGCACCAGTATTGCAACGGGTGCTGACCACTCCCGATGTTGAGTCGGGTAGTAGACGGTATCTCCAGATTGTGAACGGCTTCCATGCTCAGACCCTCAAGAGGCGAATGCCCCAAGCTGCCCCACCGATAACGGTGCTGTTGACAGTCAACTTCACGCCATACTGGTTCGACCCGGCCGGGATTGTGATAGCGCTCGAACGCATGCGCTCACCGATTACCTCCGAGGTGCTGAACGTGATCTCCGAGCCGGTCATCACAGTGTTGGGGGCAGTAGTCAAGTTGAACAGAGCCACCTTCACGCGAGCACCGGCGCTAGCGACCTTCGCGTTGGCCTCGATGACGTAGGAGCCGCTGCCGTACAGGCCCGAGCCATCGAGCAGAATTGGCCAGCTGCCCGGCACAAGGGCGCTGAACAGGGAGCCAGCAGGGTAAGCGTCGGACCCGGATGGGGTAAGGAACGCGGTGTCGCTCCCCCCGAAGTCTTCCACCATCTGGTAAATGACTGGTGATGCCACAGTGCTCGGCTCCTTGTAAACCTGATAATTGCACACCGTCTCGATGCGGAAATTGTCATCGCGTCGAAGCGGGAACGGCTCCTGAAGGGGTGTGACCGCCAGATAGCGGACCCCAGCAATGTTCTGGTTGAGAATGGCAGTAAACAGGGTCACTACCTGCTCTGCTCGAATCCTCGGCCCGTCGTAATCGTCCTTGATACCACGGGTCAGCACCTGAATACGTGGGAACACAAGGCGGTTTACGGTACCACCCGACCCGGTGTTCGGCTCGCTTGGCATCCCACCATATTCGAACAGCGCCGTACACACGTCGGGGTCGGGTGGCAGGATTCCGTAGAACAGGTCGAATCCCGGTGTCCCGATGCCGTTCGCGGCGCAGTGAGTTGCCAGTTCGTCTAGGACCATGCCAGTTCCCTACTTCTTCTTCTTTACCAGACGCGGCGGAGCCTTACCTGCCGGTTTGGGGTGAGTCGGGGTGTGGACAGGCTCAGTGTGCGGTGGTTTCTTGTAGCCCTTCCACGACCTGATGCGCTCCCACGCCTGCTTCTCAGTGAGCTTCGGCTTGTCTATCTTGCTGATGGTACGATATTCGGTGCCGAACCCATTGGTGACCTCCAGAATGTTCGACACGGCCTGTCCGGCCTTCTGGATCAATTTCTCGGCCCAGGCAATCAGGGGCCTCTCGATATACTTCGGTCCGCCCTGTAGCGGGTGAACGTACGTCAGGTTCTCGTGCTGCTCCACGGCGTAAAGTTCAGCGCCGGAGCCTTGGCCCCCAGCCTCGATACGAACCTCGTCGCCTTCGCGATAGGCAACGCAGGAGCTGGACAGGATGCCGTACTTGAATGGTACGTATTTCTCCTTTATATCTGGAATTATCTGCTCCTCAGCCATTTCCAGCATGCCTTGGAGGGCGGCCTCCTTGGCGTTGCCGGGGATAACAGTCAGGCGGGCAATGAGGGCGTCAGCCCCTGTTACCCTGACATGATCCGTTTCGAAGTCGGCTCCCATTACCCAATCTCGATGGTTGTGTGATGGTTCCCACTCTCGTCCGTCGCGATGTTGACAGCCAGAATGGGCGGGCTCGCCGGTACGTACTCGGATGGCAGCGTAATTTTGTCCTTCACGCTGACAACCGCGTTCGAGCCCATAAACACCCGCCCTCTGGCCATGATTTCGCGCCCGATGGCATCGACGATGAGGTGGTTCTTCATCTCGATGTAACACTGGTAGGTTACCGGGGCACCAGCGTAGGTAGGCACCCCGCTTACATTCTGGGACACCCAAGCGTCAACCGTGACGGTATCGGCCATCATGTCCGACCAGATTGAAGCGGGGACGCCTAGGATGTCAGCCATTGGTAACCTATATCGACGTCAGCGGATTCGTGCTCGGTGTTGTCGGTGCAGGCGCAGCCGGATTGTTGTCCAGCCCGCGAGGAACAATGGGCGGAACCCAATCCGAATCCGACTGCAGCGCCAGTTTGTCCTGAATCGAGATTCCACCCGCGTACGGGACCTGATGACCAGCATCGCGAGCCCGAAGCTGACCCGCCAATAGCTGGTAGTACCTCGGGTCGTACGCGATCTGGAACTCGCTGATCTTCTTCATCTTCACGCCGCCAGCCCGCGCCAACAGGATGTCGCACAACGAGGCTGCCGCCATGTATCGGTTGGCCTCCTGCGTCAGCGACCAGTCGATTTCCTCATCCTGAAATAGCTGGCGGTTCGTGTTGATGTCCTGAAGCCACAGTCGGATTTGGTACCGTTCCCCGATGGTTGAACCGGGGTAGGTTCCGACTGTGGTATCAGCGAACAGCGCGTTGTTGTAGGTCCAAGCCACCTGTTACCCCTTCGCCACTACGTCGACGTTGAAGGTGGTGCCGCCAGCATATGTGCCAACGGTGGTGACGAGCGCCCGGATACGGTCACCCAAGATGCCGTTGAGCACCGTGTTGGCTGCCAGAGTCCCCGATACCGGGGCCTGACCTGCCGTAAACGGCGTAGCCGGGTCCCACACGACAGCGTGCAGCTTGCTCGCTGTCGCTACGAGGAAGTGGAAGTTGGCGATATCGAACCAACTTACTCCCTTGTCGAGGGATGTCTGGACCCACACATCGGCGCTTGTGCCGCCCGAGCCAAACACGAACTTTCCGAGTATGGCGAGGTACTTGAACGGCACGATCCCGATGAGCGGCGTCTGTCCTACGGCAGTGATCGCCGTCGTGATGGTTGCCGAGTAGAGGGAAGCTTGGGTGCTTCCCGCTGCTAGTTCGCGCGCACTCACGGGTTACGCCTGCCGCACAACGCGGTAATCGATGGCGACCTTGAGGGTTCCGGTTCCGGTGATGAACGCGGCGGTACCGTTGGTGATGTCGATGCCGACCGTAGTCGGAACCACGATACCGTTGGCAGCCGACACCGGGCCGTTGTTGTTGAGCGCGGTTCCGGCACCGCCCGTGGTCACGACCGAAGCAGGCATCGAGCCCGAGTGGGGAACGACCGCGCCGCCTGTGTAGATGAGGTTGACGACACCGCCGTTGGCGTACGCTGTCGCCGTGCGGGTCATGATGAACAGCACGTTCTGCACGATGATGCTGAATCCGGCCGCAACCGCCGCGATGAGGTTGACCGGCGTGGCGAACATCGCGAG